GCTTCGCCTGTGGAGTGCAAGGTAACAGTTTACAAATTATCTCACAGCGTGAAGGGGTAAACATTCGTGAAGCAAAACGCATCGCAGAAGGATTTACTGGACAAAGCAACAACCAAGTACGCGGGAAGCATTTATCAGGCGGAAGATTACCTAAAAAGCAGGGGCATTCCTCTGGAGGTAGCACGTCTGGTATCATTAGGCGTAGTCGCGGAGCCTGAAGTTGGACACGAAGCATTCATTGGCAGACTTTCTATTCCATACATTACCAAGACAGGTGTCGTTGACTTGCGATTCCGTTCTCTTAACCCTGCAGTTGAGCCTAAGTATATGGGTATGACTGGTGCTGAAACTAAAATGTACAACGTACTAGATGTGGAGCGTGCTGGTGATTTTATTGGAGTATGTGAAGGAGAGATTGACACACTTACTATCTCTCGCTGTGTTGGAATTCCCTGCATTGGAGTTCCTGGGGCAAACAGTTGGAAGAAGCACTACACACGATTGCTTGCAGACTTTGAAAGAGTGTTCGTCTTTGCTGACGGAGACCAGCCAGGTACCGAATTCGCCAGGAGTCTTGCTAGAGAACTGCCAGTTACTATCATTCAACTCCCAGACGGACAAGATGTTAATTCAATGTACGTGCAAGAAGGTGCTGGATACTTCCATCAGAAGATGGATTTAAATTAATGGATGAAGAGCACAAAGAAATCATCAACCACTGCCACGAATGTGGTGAGGATTTTGACGACTCTTTTCAATTGATAGACCACACCTTAGAAGATGAAGAAGAGTTTGACCCATATCTAATACTGCCCAATGGATACAAGTTAATGCTTGGTTCCCTGCTTCGGTTCCTCTTTAGCCACGCCGAAGACCCTAAACAAATCAGACATATAACCCAATCTACATATGTTACACTATTCGCATCCGAGAATGGCTATGATTTGGTAGACGAACTCATTGAAGATATGGTAGTCAAGTCAGCACTACAGAGTTTTGATGAAGAACTAAACATACTATTATCGGAGAATGACAATGACGAACAAGGTGGTGCGTGAGGAAATATGGCAGATTACAGAGCACTTGGTCAACCAAGGTTTCAAGATAACACAGATGGTAATGATGGAATCCAATCTCATCCTAACGGTATCAGTCCCGCTATTAAGTTTGAGTCAGACGTCAGAGACATAATGATTGAACTTGGAGATTTACTTATCTCTAAGCATAAGGACTACGGTCCAAAGAATATTTCCCAGTCCCCTGGTGGTCCACTCAATGGACTGCGTGTACGTATGCACGACAAGACAGCCCGTATCAACAACCTAGTTGATAAGGGACTAGCAGCAGAACACGAACCACTGGAAGATTCATTTAAAGATTTAGCGAACTACGGTGTGATTGCCCTGCTTGTACTGAGAGGTAAATGGGATACGGCGTGAAAGAAACAGAGTTGTTCTTATGGCTTAAGACAGAGATGCCTGACCTTGAACACTCCCCTAACGAGTTTGACGGCTTTGATTGTGCAACACAGCAGTATGGTATGTTTATAGAACTGAAGTCCCGCAACACTCATTACGATACTTTGCTCCTTGAAAGGAAGAAATATGATTTTCTTACAGCAACTGCTACTGCTTTGGGACTCCGTCCTTATTACATTAATTCAACTCCTGATGGCGTGTGGCGTTTCTCTTTAGATGAATTAACTGACCTTGTATGGGAAGAGAAGTGGTTGCCAGTTACCACTGAGTTCGTAAACAAATCTAAGATAATGAAAGAGGTTACATTTCTTCATACCAATTTAGGGGTGAAGATAAAGTGATTGAATGGGAACGCATTGAGCGTTGGCAATACATAGTTGATTCAGTGTCTACTGAGTATCATACTAAGTTTGACATTGATACTGCTGACATAAGACAATCTTTATATCAGTGGTTCGTTGAGCATCCCAATAAACTAGATACTTGGGAAGCAATTGGTGAGAAGGATGCAAAGAATTTAATCTATCGTTCTCTTCGCAATCAAGCATTAGATTACTGCCAACACTGGAAGGCTAAGAGTGGTGGCTATGAAACATCTGACTTGTTCTTCTATGAATCAGATATGGTTGAGGCTCTGTTGCCCTCTGTCTTAAGAGGTGAAATAAATCTAGGTCAGAAGTTAGACCTTGCTGGTGGTGGCAGACCAACTGCTCCATCAGAAGGTGGAAACCTTATGGCTATGATGATAGAGATTGATGCTGGCTATTGGAAACTACACAAGGATGATAGGAAGTTATTATTCCTACGCTATGCAGAGTCAATGGACTTTGGTGCAATTGCAGGTGAATTGAAACTTGGGTCTGAAGACACGGCACGTATGCGTCACAAGCGTGCCATTCGTAAACTCATTAACAAGATAGGTGGATTCAAACCTTATCGTGATGAAGACTTAGATGAAGTTCAGTTGCCCTCTGTTGAAGAGGCGTGACCTTCTAAGTCCATCTCACCTGAGTCTACCCATAAGTCTTCAGGGTAATCATTATCTAATACAGTGCCGTAGAGTTCTTCAATCTCTTTGCCACTTGCTATGAAGTGAAGCGGACTCTCGTCCCTTGTGTGGCACGCACTGCACCCACCATTACCACATTCACACATCTTATCCTCCTGTTGAATAGAAGCCAGTGCCCTTGAATTGTACACCGACTGTGTTATAGATACGACTTGACTTGTTACCACAGACACACTCAACTTCATTGTCCCTGTCTTCTACGTCACGACTTAAGACTACCTTAGCCATACACTTATTACATCTGTACTCATAAGTAGGACTCACTACTCATCCTTCCAATCTATCTCCGTAGGTGCAGTTGCAATCGCTCCGCACTCTTTACACTCTTGGCGTAGGTCATACCACCCTATCGTCCTGTCTTCCTCATCCCACATTACAGTCACAATCCACATCTTGCAACCACAGACACAGGTGAATAGAGGTTTACCTCGCAGGTCTAACATCAGTACCAATTGCGGGCAAGATGATGACGCCACGCTGAGCAAGGCGTGCCATAGCGATGCTCAATATATTTATAGGCGTGCAGTAATTGTATCGCTGGGTCAGAGGATTTCTCCTTTAATACCTGTCCAATTCCATAGGCACTACTGCCTTGTTGGTTCTTGGCTAGGTGGTCAAAGCGACTCTCTTTCGTAAAGAGTTTATAAACACACCTACGTTGCTCTCTATCCCAACCCCAACCCGCGCTCGCAAAGCGCATAGCCATAATCTTATTGGCTCGCTTCTGCTCCATCGTAGCCTTAGTTTGGATAGGTGGCTTCTCGTGGTGCTTAGTAACCTTGAACTCCACATCAACTGCCTTGTTGATAGGAAAAGATACAGATAGAATTACCAATATAGATACTGCTATGACTCTCATTTTCATACAGATATTCTACCAATAATTTTCCTTACTGCCATTCTGTGACGCTCTTCAGACATCAATCTCCTGCTCCCGACACGCCCAGTTTTCACGGTATACCGCTCAGAGTTCAATAACCCGCCCCATATACTGCCGCTTCCCCCGTTGTATACAATATTCTCATCTTCCATACCTTGTGCCAAGCACTCAGTTCTAACGGGACATTCGTGGCATACTTCAATTGCTTGGACACTTCTCAATACTTGTAAGTCTTGTTCATCTTTGTGCATAGAGTTTTCATAATGCCAGATGTCTGCGTCAGGGTGTCTGCCACATAACGCTTGGTCGTGCCAATCTCTAATTATATAATCGCCCATTAAGATTTCTCCTTGTATTGTTCATATTGGTATCCAATCCAATTATCCCAGTAAAATTTCCATTTCTTGTGGTATCGCGCACTCAACACAACTAACATTAGAATAGTTATACTCAATTCTCAACTGCCTTTAAGTGTCGTACTTCCAATACACTATCTGCTTGCGAGTAATGTATATCTTCGTACTTAACATAACTATATTCTTGGTGTTCATATAACCATTCGTCCTGTCTTTCAGTGGTCATATCTTCCCAACCTATAGGTAGTTTTATCTTGTCAGGTAGTTGAACGTTAACTACACGTACACCTTCAACCTTGTAACTTATCTGAAACTCTTTCATCATATCTCCTATCATTTCCAAGGGGCATAGACAACTTCGTTGTCCCACCCGCACTTCCAACATTGAAACCAATAAGTACCATTACTATCTTCCCAATCTTCATTCTCTGCTTCGCAACCGTCATACTCACATATAACTACGTGACTACTCATCTTTATCCTTTACAATAATCTTCTGACTTAGGTCAATAGCCATAATCTTGCGTGCTAGTTCCTCAATCTCTGATAGTAAATCGTTACTCATTTCTTCCTCCAAACTTTGATATTAGAATATCCTTTATCTTTTAAAAACTTTTTCAATTTAATAATCAGCAGTATAGTTACAATGATAAAGATACCATTCCAACCAAAAGAAATATAAAAGAATGCTGTATCAACTGAAAACCCATACGAATTTATCTCTAAGTTTAAAAAATTTTCCACTTACTTTTCCCCTATCTTACAGTTCCATAAGCCTAGGCGACTTGCCTTTGCTTGTCTTGCGTACTGCTCTATTTGCTTTGCATATCTGCCTCTTGTATTGTTAAAAAAATATGGCTTCGCATATCCATTCTTAACTAACTCAAGATTCAAATTCTTATTTCCCTTCATAAGATAACGAATACTTCTATCGTACTTGTCTACATTATCTAATCGTCTGTCAGAAATCAACTTAATTTCTCTAGTATTTTCTAGAAATTTTCTAGTAAACTCCGTTGCCTCCCACCCTTGGCACTCACCCTTTTCAGGTGCGTCTACCTGCGCGAGCCTCACCCATTCTGTATTTATTCTAATCGTGTCCCCGTCTACCGCATAGGTACTAGATAAATATATGGCAAGGGCAAGGGTTATCATTACTTATTTTGTTCTATCTTGTTTTTTAGTTCGTTGTATTCTTGCCACGCACAATCCAAGCAACCCCAATCAGGGTTAGCCATAACCCAACCACACTTCTTACATACTGCGCTCATACCATAGCCTCCTCTTCTGCGTAGTTAGCGATAGTGTTCCATAAGAAACAGAAAGCGTCAATAGAAACTTTGTCGTTTCCGTCAGTCAATAAAACTTCTAGCATTTGTAAAGCACCTAAGCATTCTTTTGCTTTCTGCTTATCCATTTTTTAACTCCCGTCCGTGTTCGCATTCGTTAATAGGGTACAAGCAATCCCCACACAAAGCAACCATTGAAATGTCCGTGCTTGGGCAATCGTTATATGGGTTCTCCTGTCCGTCGTTATCCTCACAAGAACACCAGTTAAACTTCTCAACCTGCTTGGCGTGAGTAAGTTCTGCTAACTCACTCCAACTTAATTGGTCGCTCATCGCTCCGCTCCAACTCTAATTGGTTGATGGTGTACGCAATACCTAGAATTTCCGTGTGCTTCGTAGTAACACTCGTACAATTCGCACTCTCTTTCGCTACTCATCGCTTCATCTCCTGTCGTTGGTCATACCTGCGGACTCGTTCCATTCCCCTTTGGTGTGCGTCATAGACCCACTCCGCAAAGGACATCACCCCGAAGACTGAGAAGATAAGAAAGATTAGAACCATTAAGTCAATCATTAGTTGCGCCCCGTTCTGTCTAACTCACACCCGTGACAAATGCACGCTTTAATTTTTGCGTGCGCCTCATCGGATACCATAAACGCACCCGCTTTTTTGCCGTTCTCCTGTGCGATTGAGTCCACAAGATTTCCATACTTACACCACAAAGAGATTGCGTACTCGCGCCCGTCTTCTATGTCCCAACCTTTGGCGCGGGTTTCTTTAATTGCTACACCCCTAGACTCACCAAAGAAAGTCCAATCTGTAATGCGTGAGCGGTGAAATTTGCGATTACTTGGGGAGAAGTAGTGCCCGTTTAACTCACTAACTAATCCCTGCCAGTAAAGGCGGTTAAGGTCTTTCGGATAATTTCTGCACCCGTTACAAGTGCAAAGGTATGTTTTAGTTTCTGTATTCATTTCGTTCTCCTGTCTTTTGGGTTCGGCATTGTTGCCTTACCTCGTGCCCTAGTCTGCCGTGAACAGTCGCCCTCTGTAAAGGGGCTAGGGCTTTTTCTTTTTACTTTCTCGTTTTCTTCACTTCAAAAGATAGGGATACAGGTGAGAGATTAAGAGAGGGCAAAACTGCCGTCAAAATTAAATCTTCAAGCCCTATTACCTTTTTCAGTGTAATTTCTTCATCTGCCTCCACTTGGAAGGTCACGGTGTACTTGTTCATTAGTTCACCCCGCAAGCAGAGAGGAAGCGGGAGGAATCAAAACGGGGGTTAGTTGTTGATAGTACGCGGGCGAACAATTGCGCTTTGTCTTTGCGGTCTTGTGGGTAATCGCTAGCGGTGATTTCCTTAATCGCTTCTGCGATAAGTTCAAAATCTTTTTTCGTCATTTCTTTCTCCTGTCTTTTGGTTAGGGAGTTGTTTCCCTAACTCGTGCCCCGCTTGGGTATCGCTCCCAACCTGCCACCACTTGGGCGGGGCGGTCTTGCTTAGGCTTTGAATCCTTCAATCAGGGATTGAAGTTTCTTGTGTTGTTGCTCCTTCATTTTCTTCTCTATTGCGTCCATCGCTTTGACCTGTGGGTCAGCATAGGAGGCGGAGTAGGACTCTGCTTGAATTTTGCTCCGAGTTTCGGAAACTTTTTCTTGAATGGTTGAGAGTTCTTCCTGTAATTTTTGAATCTTTTCGCGTAGTTCAAAAATCTGTGGGGCGTGTGCGTCTTCTAAATCTTTAACCCTCTCGGCGATTTTAAGAGTCTTCCAAGCCTCTTTACGAACTTCTTCCAAGCGAGCATTTGAAGCCCAGCGGATAGGCTGGGTCTGTTCTGTGAATTCCTTCTCCATTTTGCGAATCTTTCCGCGTTGTGCGGTTGTAAGGGTTGCCTCAAATTCGCGCTTTTCTTTGTAGGTCATTTCTGTGTATTGCATTTGCCTTGCTCCTGTCTTGTTGGAAGGTGCGTGGTTGCCCCTTCTCGTGCCCCCGTAGGTCGTGAACCTGTGCCGACTAATCGGGCGGGGGCTTGTCTTACTTCTCGCCGTATGCGCTTGCCTCTAAGAAGAGATTTCTATTAAAGCGTGGGTTCATCGCTTGGAACTGTTCCGCCAATCCTGCGGTGATGTAATCGGCTACGCCTTTGCCCTTGTCGTCTAATAGGTCGCGGTCTACGCGGATGCTTCGTGCTATTAGTTCGTAGTCTTTCTTAGTCATTGTCTTGCTCCTGTCGTGCCTTTGCGTATCTCGCTTTGGCTACAGGAAGAACCTTAGTGGCTGTCTAAGAAGTTCCCGACCATTTCGGGGCAGAAATATTAAAACCGCAGGTCGGCACGAATAAAGAAATTTACCCGCGCTCGGGCGTGTCGTGCCCTTTTAAGGGATATTGGGAGAATTCGGACATATGGGTACAAAGGCGGACATAAATTCGGACATATCAGGACAAAGTAGGTAGACAATCTAGGACATTCAGGGAGGAACTGGGGCAATTCGGACATTGGTGCCCTCTGTTGAAGAGGAATTAAGTTACAGTTTTGTTGCGTAATTCTTCCCCAATTTTCTTTTATATGTACCCCCGCAATTTCGTAGGGGGATAGTCACGCAACATAAGTTTAATTTATCCCCTGCCTAGGGGAATCATTCGTCTATTCGTCTTCTATTCGTGCATATACATAAGACCCGCAAGTGTCTAAGGGTCAAGTATAGGGTGAGAGGGTGTGCTTTTGACCCCAGAGTGCTTAATGCGTGCGTCAGACATCAATGTACTCTCACCCTAAAAATTCCTGTTATATAATAAGGGGGCTATATAATATACCTTCTGACCAGCACTTTTGCCCCAGAGGGCAACTTTCTTAAAATATTTTTAAAATAAGTGTTCGGTTTACCCGTTTCCAACGGGTTATCTATATATGTAATAATAATTATATTATTATAGTTCTAAACGAACTTCGTCGTTTGGGACTCCTCAGTTCGTTATATATAATATATAAATATATAACCTACTACGTAGGTAGACAGCCAGAGTTATGCCGTTTTAACGGTAGCGTTATATGACCGATTTAAGGGGCAAATTTAATGGGACGTAAGCCTGGAATTCAGAACATCCCAAAGGGCGAAGCCCAGGAGAAAGTTCTCATCCAACTAGGTCAAGGTTCTACTATTACGGCTGCTATGGCATCTGTTGGTAGAAACGATGTGACCTTTAGGCAATGGTCTATGAATGACCCAGCCTTTAAGGAACGTGCCGACAAAGCCCGCCTAGCGGGTAAGGGTGTAATTGCCGACTTAGGGGATTTGAAGAACATATCCTTCCCCGACTTCTGTGAGCAGTTCCTAGACGCCAAACTCTTTGAACACCAACTTGACTGGCTAGACCTGATTGAAGGTCGTGAGCCTTCTTGGTTGCCACCTGGGATTACCTATGAGCCTGGCGACCCGAAGCGTGTACTTATCAACGTACCCCCTGAGCACGCCAAGTCAACTACGATTACAACCAACTATGTCCTTTACAACATAGTGACCAACCCGAATGCCAGAGTCATCATTGTCTCTAAGACTCAGGGTATGGCTAGAAAATTCTTAGGTGCGATTAAGACCCGCCTAAGCCACCCCGCCTATATTAAACTGCAGACCGCTTTCGGTCCTAATGGCGGATATAAGGCTGATGCAACTCAATGGTCAGCAGATATGATTTACCTAGGAACGGGACGTGATTCAGGCGAGAAGGACCCTACGGTTCAGGCTCTTGGATTTGGTTCACAGATTTACGGTGCTCGTGCCGACCTAATCATCCTAGACGATGTTGTGATGAACTCAAATGCCCACGAGTGGGAGAAGCAAATTGAATGGCTTCAGAAGGAAGTTATCACACGTCTGGGGCGGCACGGAAAACTGCTTATCGTAGGAACCCGTGTCGCGCCCATTGACCTTTATAAAATGATTCGTGACCCAGGACAATGGTCAGGTGGTAAGACTCCTTTCACTTACTGTGCTATGCCAGCCGTTCTTGAATTTGATGAGAAGCCTGAAAACTGGAAGACATTGTGGGCTAAATCTAATTTACAAGAAAATGAAATTGACGAGGCGGGACCTGATGGACTTTATCCGAAATGGGATGGACCCTCTTTATTTAAGAGACGCTCTGAAGTTGCGCCATCTGTCTGGGCTATGGTCTACCAACAAGAAGACGTGCAAGAAGACTCTATCTTCTCACCAACTTGTGTTGCAGGTTCAGTCAACGGAATGCGTAAGCGTGGACCTCTCAAAGAAGGAAATCCAGGTCATCCAAGGCATATAGAATCTGGTTATACCGTCATCGGTCTTGACCCTGCTATGGCAGGAGCCACCGCTGCGGTAGTTGCTACTTACAATCGTAGTGACGGCAAGATTTATATTTTGGATTGTGTCAATATGACTGAGCCTACCCCAGCCAAGATTCAAACCTTGATTGAAGAGTGGGTTGAGAAGTATCGTCCACAAGAACTAAGAATTGAAATCAACGCTCATCAGAAGGCTTACGCCTTAGATGATAACTTGCGAAACTTTCTAGCCTCATATGGCTGCCAATTGAATTCTCACTTCACTGGTAAGAACAAGTGGGACACATCTTTTGGTGTTGCTTCTATGGCATCCCTCTTTGGTAACGTCCGTGATGGTCGCTTCCAAGATAACAACTTAATTGAATTACCAAGCAATGAAGGCTCTGAAGGTCTTAAGGCGCTAGTACAGCAACTTATTACGTGGAAGCCTGATACACGAAACCCAACCGACTGTGTGATGGCTCTATGGTTTGCGGTAATCCGCATCCGCGAGTTAATGCAAACATCTAGCCGAGTGGGGCAGTACGCACAGAACCGCTGGGCGACTCGTGCACAAAAATCAAACAGAGGGTCACTGAACTTAGATGAGGCATTTGCCTCCCAATGGTCTGACCAATACGGATAGGAAAATCAAATGGCACAAAAACCACGTCCAGATGTATCTTGGGTAAACCCTGATGCTACAGGAAGTAACAAGAAAAAATTTAAAGATGCTGTCCAGACAATTTCAGAAACATCTGAAACTAGAAAAGACATTGGCAAGGGACCTTCACTGATTGCTGCTGTTGGCGCAAAGTATAAGCAGAATCCAACTGCTGCTATTGCAAGATTCAAGCAATCTTTTATTAAAGCAGGAGTAGATGTTCCTGCTTCTTGGCGGGCAACTGGCGCTGTGACAACAAAGTCAAATACAGTTGACAAACTTTACCGCCCTTCAAGATAACTCTTCCCTTTAATCGTTAGGACAACAATGGTTTTATCAATGGAACAGATTGCTGCGCGAGTTCAATCGCTGCGCTATCGCAACAACGAGCGAGATGCCCGTAACCTTGACGTTCTTGCTGTCCGTAAAGGAAAAATTGCTGAAGTCTATCCTGACTTCTTTCCAGACGGAGTAGATGCAAATGTCGTTGCGAATTTTATTGACATTGTTGCCCGTGACTTATCCGAAGTTATGGCACCACTACCAGCCGTCAACTGCTCGGCAGCGAATGCGGTTAATGACCGTGCTCGTAGTTTCGCGGACAAAAGAACTCGCATTGCTGCTAATTATTTTCAGCATTCTGACCTCGCGGTT